CGCTCCGATGGCTGAAGGGGGTATGATGCCGTGAGGTACGTCAGTGGCCCCTATGTGCAAGGCCAACTCCTGCGCGACATCCATGAAATCGAAATCAGCCTGACCCGGCGGTTCGAGCAGGGCGGCGCCATCACCGATGTGGCCGAGCAACGCTCATGGCGTGAGCGTATCGAGGATGCCAGTTTTGGCCGTAACACAGTGATCTACGACGACCAGGGGAACCCCAGCGTGATGGTTGCTGTTCCCCTTATGACTGAGGCCGAATTGCTGGCGGGCGGGCGGAACATGCCCCATCCGGCGTTCATCGTCAATGGGGTTGTCAAGCCCGTCATCTACATCGGCAAGTATCAAGCCATCACGGTGGGCTCCGGTACCACCCTGCGGGCTCTCAGCCTGCGCTACAAGGACCCCAAGGTTTACATCAACTTCGACGACGCCGTGCTGGCCTGCAAGCAGAAGGGTGCGGGTTGGCACCTCATGACGAATGCGGAGCGGGCGGCGATCGCTCTCTGGTGCAAGAAGAACGGCTTCTGGCCCCGGGGCAACAACTCCTTCGGTAAGGACTGCTCCAGGACGGATGAGGTCGGCGTTCCGAGCTACTACTACGACTCGGGCGGAACAAAGTACATCGGGCGGGTGCTGACGGGTTCTGGTCCTGTGGCATGGACGCACGATGGTACACCGTTTGGGATTTGGGATCTCAACGGCAATGTCTGGGAGTGGCTGGCCGGGCTGCGGCTACTGGACGGCGAGATCAACATCCTGGAAAACAACAACGCGGCAGACAACACCAAGGACCTGAGCCGCACATCGGCGGAGTGGAAGGCCATCCTGCAGGATGGTTCGCTTGTCGCGCCTGGCACCGCGGGCACCCTAAAGTACGACTTCACCCTGGCACCCACGAACGATGGCGTCACCCAGGACCAGGGCAGCCCCATACTGCGCACCGCCCTTGTCAACGCCCCTGACCCCGCCTGGGGCTGGGGTGACGGCTACTACGACTACGCCTTCGATCTCTTCCAGGCCGTCACCGCCGACACAGGGGTAACCGTGCCCAACCTGCTGAAGCTCCTCGGCATCTTCCCCATTGACACCGATCACGGCGCAGACGGTTGCTACATCCGCAACTACGGCGAGCGGGTGGCGCTCTTCGGCGGCCTCTGGCTCCACGGCTCGGGCGCGGGGGTGTTCTCCGTCGACCTCAACGACGCGCGGTCGCTCTCGAGCGGCGCCGTCGGCCTGCGCCCCGCGTTCGTTCCGTAATCTGGGTTCTGGGCTCTGGAATCTGGTCTGGGAGGGACAGGCTCTGGATCAGGCACAGAACCTGAAGATCCTGGAGCGGCAGGGATTTTGACCTAACGGGGAGGCGTTAGTTGAAGAAGCCGCCTTTGGGCGGCGGTTTGTGTTTTGTGGGGGGTGATGATCTTGCCCCTGAAGGGTGGGTATAGCAGGGAAGCGATAAGTAGTCGGATTTCCCAATTGATGAAAGAGGGGTACGATCAGCGCCAGGCGGTCGCCATCAGTCTGTCGCAGGCCCGCAAGGCTGCCGAGAAGATTTCCGACCCGAAGCGGCGTGCGGCGATCATGAGGAAGCTGTCCAAAGGAGGCCGTAAGTGATGGTCTGGCGTCTTGTTGAGAGGCCCGAAGCGCGGTCGGTGTGTGTTCTCTGCCGCCGCTTCACGGAGGCGCAGTTTCTGGACAACGGCATCGACGTGCTGTGCCTGAAGTGCGCCCAGGAGATTGCGATTGCGCTTTCCGCCAAGGGCGAACTGCCGCAACAGGAGGAAGCGCAAACGTTTTCGCGCCGCCGGAGGAAGGAAGTGAATGTGAGTGAGTGACGTGATGTTCTTGATACTGCTCCTGTTTGCGTCCTGGGTCGCGGGTTTCGGCGCGTACATCTGGCGCGACCACAGGCAGTGGGACAGGGTGTACGGGCTGGTAGCCGAGTGGGATGTCGAGCGGCGCGACCTGCTGAACCGGCTCATGGCGCGTGATTTCGTGCAGTACGCGCAGTACGAGGCGGCGCAGAAGTATGGCGACGTGCTGAAGCAGGCGATGCAGGAAGGCAGGCCACCCGAGGACGAGGGGGTGGGTTTGTAATGCCGCAAGTGGAACTGCGAGAGTGGGGCCCTAAATACGATGTTACACCTGCGCAGGCCAGGCGGATGTTTCCAGGGCTGCCGACTGCGACAGCGTTGGCTGCTGCACGCAAGCGGTTGATACAGCAAAAGGCAGGTGCAGGATTCGATACGCGACCTATAAAGACCCAGATCGCTCCAACTACTCCACCGCCGAAGACACAAACGGCTCCAAGTACTCCTCCGCCTGCCAGCTCGATGACGCCTCTATCCACCAGTGCAACACAACTGCCCATCAGTACTGCTCCTGAGGGGACGAGCGCGCGTGCTCCCACCATTGTACCGATGCCTCCTCTGCCTGAAGGGCCAACGGCTGGGGAACCGCAACCCCCAGAAGTTTCACGGGAGCCTGCGCCCGAATCGCTGGAGTCGTTCATCAGATCATCGGTTTCTGCACCAGCAGCAACTGCGCCAAAGGTGGAAACTCCCAAGACAGAGTGGCGGCAGGTTTATACACCGCCACCTGCGCCCAAGGTGGAGCCGCCTGCGCCACCGCCTCCTGAGGCCATAAGGGGGCCTGTGCCAGTAGAGGGAGTTAAACCTGTTGAGGTTCCCCCTGCTGAGACAGCCACAACTCCGCCTCCGAGGGGGCCTGCTGGCTTTGAGCGTGAGGTGCCGCTGGCGGTTGGCTTCACACTTCCTTCGGTGGATCGGTTGCTGGAGATCTGGCGTGAGGTAGGCGGTACGAGTCTGGTGCCGGAACGGGAGTTCCGTGCGTGGCTTGAGCACCCGCAGGGCCAGCGTGTGCTGGCTGGCAGGATACCGATGTGGATGGCGGCTGACCCGATTTACCGCCTGTGGCTGATGCGGGCTGGGCTCCTGCGGCCAGAGGAGACGGCGAGGGAGAGGGCGATTCGAGAAAGGTTGGGTGGGTAAGCCATGCTGAGTCTGGGTGAGGTGCAGAAGCGGTACAGCGCGGCGAAAGCGGCAAGGGATGCGCACCGCCCGAACTGGGTCTACAACGTTGCGTTCTACCGTGGCGACCAGTGGGTGGTGTTCGACCGCATTGCTGGCATACTGCGCTCTGCCGTCCTGCGCTATCCCAGGATGCGCTACCAGTCCAACCTGATTCAGCCCAGGGTGTGGATGCTCTATGCTCGGCTTGCGAGGGCCGAACCCAGGTACCGCGTGGCCGTGACGGGCACGCAGCCCGAGAAGCTGGCGAAGGCCAAGGGTGCCCACACCATGCTCACGTACTTCTGGCAGTCCAACGGCTACCGCGAGGTGTTTGCGGATGCCCTCCTGTGGGCTGCGCTCACGGGTACGGGGATCGTCAAGGTGCTGTTCGACCCGACCGGGGGCGATGAGGTGGAGACCGCGGAGGGCGTCTACCACACGGGCACGGTGCTGATGGATTCCTGCTCACCGCATGAAGTGTTTGTTGATCCGCTGGCCCGCTCGTTCGAGGAGGCATCCTGGGTGATCCACGAGCGCGTGTTTGCGGTGGATTACGTCAAGGAGCGGTGGGGACAGGAGGTGTCCTCCGAGGACGTGACGGTGATGGGCTTCTACGGTGAGACCAAGCCCATTGCCAGGGTGCCAGGGGCAACGGTGAAGGTGACGCGGGTGCGGGAGTTCTGGATGAGGCCGTGCGACAGCCACCCCGAGGGCCAGTACATGGTCTACGCGGGCAACACAGTGCTGTATGATGGCCCGAATCCCTACGCGGACGCCAAGGTGCCGATGCCGTTCGTGCGGTTGAGGTGGCTGAGGGTGCCTGGGCAGTTCTGGGGCGAGTCGCCCGTGACGGCGCTGAGGCCGATCAACGTGATGTACAACCTCATTCGCTCCGACATCTTGGAGAACATGATAAAGCTCTCGAATCCGCTCCTCATTGCGCCTCTCAACGCTTTCCTGACGCCGCCCGAGTTCGAGCCTGGCGAGGTGCTGTACTACAACCCGATGATTCCAGGATCACTCACCCCTGTTCAAATCCAGCCGTTCCCGCCGCACTCGGTTGACATGCTCCTGCGGCTCCAGCAGGAGGCGGATGACGTGGCGGGAGTGTCCGAAGTGGCACGCGGTAGGGTACCGCGCGGGGCGCGGTCGGGTGAGATGATCGGGTACATGGTGGAGCAGGACGACACCCGCATGTACCCCGTGGTGGCCGAGTACGAGAACGCCGTTGCAGACGCGCTCAACATGGTGTTGCGGCTGGCGAGGCACTTCATCGAATTGCCACTGGTGCTCAGGGTGCTCGGTCCCGAGAAGCACTACGAGGCCGAGGTGTTCAGGGCGAAGGACATTCCGCCCGATGCGGACGTGAGGGTGGAGCCCGGGTCGGCTTTGCCGCATTCGGCAGCCCTGATGCAGCAGCTTGCATTCCAGTTGTGGGATCGCGGCATCATTCGCGATCCTGCCCTTGTTGTGCGGCTGTCGAAGTGGGGTGCGTTCGAGGAAGCGGTGGGTGATGTTGAGCTTGACACCGCCCAGGCTCAGCGCGAGGTGGAGCGGCTGAAGGCTGGCAAGAGCATCGAGGTGGAGGACTGGCACAATCACATAGTCCACATCTCGGAGCACCAGAGGTGGATGAAGACGGTGGACTATGAGGATGCCTCTGATGCGGTGAAGCAGGCAATGCGGGCGCACCTTGACGCCCATATGCAGTATGTCGGCAGGCAGTTGCAACAGATGGCGGGAGGAGGTGAATCTGTTGGCCGAAGCAGCCGTAGAAGACCGCATGCCGCTTGATCTGCTGAAGACGGCGGCGACACCCGAGGCAAGCGAACCGCCCGCATCCGACAAGGAGCAGGCGGTTCGCGATTTTATGGCCCTCCTTGACGCCAACCCCGGCCTGGGAGCGGCCATAGCGGATTTCATCGAGCAGTACCTGACGCGAGGAGGTGGAAGAGTGGCGACTGAAACGGCGGCACCCGTTGCCGCAGGTGTTCCTGGCGTTGCGCCTGGCGTGGCGGCTCCTGCTACCGCACCTGCTCCTGGGGCTGGCGCACCGCAGGGCGGGTTTGATCTCCAGGCGTTGGCTCAGAGGCTGGAGGCCCTGGAGTCTGGGCACGCCAGTCTCATGCTGGAGCGGGAGATTCAGGAGGCGCGGCAGGTGTACGACGTGCTGAAGAAGGAGATGCCGTTCCTGCCCGAGTTCAACGAGCAGGAAATCCTCCAGTACGTTCTGGAGCACAACGGCATCCCCGTGGCGAAGGCCGTGAAGTTGTGGGCGATTGAGAAGGCGCTGGAAGGCGAGGGCGGGCTGGCCGACAGGCTGATTGCCGAGAGGATGAAGCAGAGGCAGGCCGAGATGCCGCCCAAGCCGATGGCTCACGCTGGTGCGCCTGCTGGTGCAGAGCAGAGGAAGATGCCCGAGAAGCGCACCGACTGGCTTCGCGAGGCCCGCGAAGCCTTTTTCTCGCGCTTCGGGCAGTTAGCGACCTAAACACAGAGGAGGGATAGCGTATGCCTTTGACGACCAACGTTGCGTATTACGATTGGGCACTGAAGGAGGTATATGGCGACAGATTACTGATCCAGTTCATCCGCAACAAGCCGTTGCTGGAGAAGCTGGAGCGTTCGTCCGACTTCCTTGACGTGTCCGGCAAGTACCTTGTGTGGAGCGTACCCTTGCAGTACGCGCAGTCCTTCGGCGTGCTGGGTGAGTACGACACTGCCACTGCGCCCACCCGTTCGCGCGGCAAGCAGGCGAAGGTGGGCACGGTGCAACACATCGCGCAGTTGCAGATTTCCCGTCGCGCGATTGAAGCGTCGAACAGCCGCGAGGCTGCCTGGCAGAACATCAAGCAGCTTGAGGTGGAGTCGCTGATCGAGGGCCTGCGGCAGCACATCAACCGCGCCCTGTTTGCGGATGGTACTGGCACTTTGGCGACCTGCGGTGCGATGGCTGCGGCCGGCAACACGATCCCCGTGAGCGACACGACCTACCTGTTCGAGGACATGTACGTCGACATCTACAACATCACCAACGACACCGCCCTCGCCACCCAGCGGCAGGTGACTGCGGTAGACACGGTCAACAAGACGATCACCATTTCTGGTACGGCTGTGCAGACCACGGCCAACCACGTTGTGGTGCGCTCTGGCTCCTACAAGGCCGAGATCGACGGCCTCGCCAAGATCGTGCAACCCACGGGTGCCTTGGCCGAGATCAACCCTGCCGATCCCGGATGCCGCAACTGGGCGGCCTACCGCGACACCGCGGGTGGTAACGTGTCGGTGTCGCTCTTGCAGAAGCCCTTCCAGTTCATCCAGGTGCGCGGTGGCAATCCCAACCTCATCGTGGCGGGTCAGAACGCCTACAACGCGATGGCGACGTACCTCGAATCGCAGAAGCGCATCCCGGTGGAGGGCACCGTGCAACTCCCCGGCGGTCTGCGCGGCCTATCCTGGAACGGCGTGGAGTGCTACCTCGACCTCGACTGCCCGAGCAACACCATCTACATCCTCGACCTCAGCGCGATCTGCTTCGGGCAGGTGGGCGAGCCTGGATGGATCAGCTTCCCGGACGGTGAGGGAGACTACAAGCTCTTGCATTACGTGCCCCGCACGACCACCTATGAGGCTATGTGGGTATGGGATTTTAACACTGTTTGCCTCTACAGGAATAGGTTGGCAGCGGTGGACAACGTGTCGTGAGTAGGTAACTAGAAGCGAAAGGGGAGCCAGTAACCTGGCTCCCCTTTCATTTTGGGGGGATTGTTCTGCAAAAACTAACTTGGCCTTGGGTAGCGGGTTTCCTTGACGGCGATGGTGCTATTTTCCCGTCTGTTGCTCGGAGGCAACCCTATCTGTTGTACAAACCGCGCTGTGAATTTACCAACAAGAGTAAGCGCGTTCTTCAATGCATCGCTTCTGTACTTGATGGCGAGGGTATTCCATATCGCATCTGGACTGACGATAGGGCTAAGAACAAGAATCCAACGCACACGCTACAAGTTTGCGGTTTTGATGGCACCTATCGCCTCTTGGAAAAGTTGCACCCCTACCTAGTCGGTAAACGGCGGGTGGCTGAGTTAACCCTGCAATGGTGCAAACGCCGCCTGAGCCTACCCCACAAAGCACCGCAGGACGAAAACGACTTTGCGTATGTGGAGGCCATAAGGGAAGCCAACCGCACACCCTGCGAACGGGTTCCCGACCTATCCGAAGAAGATGCCCTGCATTGGTTTGCGGGCTTCTTCGATGCGGAAGGGAGTATCCGCGCTGTTCTCCGCCCAGAACTCTGCAACGCACTATCGTTCTTTGTGGATGTAACCAGCGCGGATCGGGCAAACCTTGCGGTTGCGAAGCGTGTGTGCCAGCGTCTGGGTGTTGCAATGCAGTGGGTATCCGACAAGCACTACATTAACAACTCCCAGCGCGTTCCTGCGTGGAGATTGCAAGCGCAGCGGCGTGCTGACATTCAGGCGTTGCTGGAGGCTCTAGCACCGCTATTGGTTGTCAAGGCCGAGCAGGCCCGTCTGGTTCTGGATTGGTTCCGCCAACACCCTGCTGGGCGTGGGCATAGCGAGCTAGCGGATCGGTTGGCTCTTCTAGAGGCTCTGCGTAGCCTCAAAGACGCTGCCTAACCGGAGGGAATGCGGATGAAGTACGCAATTGAGACACATCCCCTCGACATCCCCCAGCGTCTCCGTGAGATTGATCCCGAACTTCGGGTAGTTTACGACTCCGAGCAGGATTGCTACGAAGTATGGGGTGTTGACGCAAGCAACACGCCCTACATTCTCGGCAAGTGGAAGTCTCTCGACTATCGGGTGATCGTTGCGATTATGCAAGCCTACTACATCGCCCGTTCCACCGGTCGCCCCTACAAGCACATGCTCCTCGAGCAGAAGCGGCACAATGAGCGGCTGGAGGAGCAGCGGCGGAAGGAGCTTGCCGAGATTGGGCGGGCGATGCGGGAAGACATGCGTTTCCTGTTCCAGAAGCTGTGGCCCGGATGGAGGGCGGCGTGAATGGCACTTACGCTTTCTCAGTTGATCTCAGCCGTGCGGGAGGAGGCACGCGACCCCTCTTCTGTGCGGTGGTCCGATGTGACCATCACGCGTTACCTGAACGACGGGCAAAGGGAGTTAGCCCAGCTTTCCCGCAAGCTGAACGTATGGGAGTCTTCCGTGGCCGCCAACACGCAGAGTGTCGCCATGCCTGCCGATATGCTCTTTCTGCGCGAGGCGGCCTGGCAGCAGATCAACCAGAAGTGGGGGCTGGACATCCGCTACGGCACACCGCGTGTTGAGCCTGATGAGAAGGGCGATCCGCTGTACGTCTATGTTGTCGGTGGCGTGCTGGTGCTCGTTCCTATCCCGTGGACTGCGGGGACGCTGATTCTTGCTGGCACACCCAAGCCGGTGGACATGGCGAACGCTACCGACACGCCGTCCCTGGAGGACTGCGATTCCGCCCTGATTGCCTACGCGACGTACCGTTGCCTGCTTGCCGATGGCGACCCGATGGCGGCGGCGAGAAAGCAGGAGTGGGAGGAGTTGAAGAACGCGTGGGTGATAGCCGACGCGCAGCGCAACCCGATGCCGAAGGTGCTGAGGCGGCGCGAGTGGTGGTGGTGAAGTATGGCGCGTAAGGCCCAGGCTCCCGGCTACCTGCTCGAACGCATAGACGACTTCTCCGGCGGCTGGAATACCGCCCACCCTGCCTCCATCGGCAAGAACGACCTTGCCATAGCCAAGAACGTCCTCTTCACGCCCGAGGGCAAGGTTGTGCCACGCTGGGGTATGGCGAAGCGGTTTGCTATCGACTTCGACTCCAACCCGGTGCTGGGCATGGGTGCGCTGTACAAGTCCGACGGCACCACGCGGCTGGTCATCGCCACAAGCGGCAAGCTGTACTACGACCTGCCCCACATCCTGTTCGAGTACGATAGCCAGACCGAGTGGGAGAATGGGACGGCATACAACGTGGAGATGACTTCTGCGCCGGGTTCGGTGAAGTTGCTTCTCCCTTCTGGCCCCTCGTTTTCCAGGGCGAGTTCGGCGTCCAAGCTGGACGGGCGCACGGTGGGCGACAATCAGCCACGTTACGAGGGCGAAGAGTGGGTGGAGACGGATGCGGGGTTTGCGCTCGGCGATCTCTTGCATGTTGAGGTCTCCAGCGGCCTGAAGCTGGCTCTTTATTCGGCCTGGGATGAAACGCAGGGCAAAGACGAGACATTCGGGCTTGATGAAAGCTACGCCTACGACCTGGATGCAGACGCAAGCGCATTTTGGGACGACTGGGTGGGGACGCACACCACGCGCTACCAGACAAGCGGGAGCAGGGTGTCGCCTCCGATCCCGATTTGCGTTCTGGGAGGCGTGACGGGAAGCGCTGTTTCCTGGACTGCCAGCACGCCAGAAGGCACGTCGCTGAGGGTTTATGCCAGCCACACCGAAGACGGCAAAACGTGGTCGGATTGGGTGGAATGCACCAGCGGGGAGGCCATTCCGGGCCTCAGTTCCATCTCCGATGCGAAAGCGGCCAGCTTCCGCATCATGGAGGTTCTGGAGACAAGTGATGATACCAAGACGCCGACGCTGAGTGGGCTTTCCGCCACGTGGAGCCAGCTTTGGGGCGAGAAGATCCAGGTGACGGGTGCAAGCGGGAGCCAGGCGGCAGAATCGCTGGCTGTCCCCGCATCGGTGCTGGCCAAGGGCAGATGGACTATCAGGCTCCTTATCGTACCGCTCCAGGTTGCGGCGGGAGTGTTGTGGGACTGCTACATTGACGACAACAACTACTACCAGCTTATCGTGGACTCCGAGGGCAAGCTATGCTTGAGGGTGAAATCGGTGGGGACGCTGTACAGCACCCCTACCAAGAATGTGGGATCATTAGCGCGCTTGAGGGCTTATCACGTTGCCATACGGGGGGATGGGCAGGAAATCACGTTGTTTGTGAACGGCACCAAGGTGGCTTCTGCGAGTTACGTTGAACCCGTTGGTTCCCTCCCTGCGAACATGTACCTTGGTTGCGACCACAACGTATCAAGCCACGTCGGGGTGATGCTGGACGACATCTGGATAAGTGCAGTTGCACGCACGGATGGGGAGATACTTGCCGACTACCAGGCGGGTGTTCCTGCCAGCTGGGACGTGTACACCACCTACCTGCTTCACTTCAACGGTGACCTGAACCTGCCCATCGAGAGGCAGGGTTGTTGGGTTTCCCCTCCCCAGAATGCGGCGCAGTCAGAAGACAAGAGCACGCTCCGCGTATCGTGGGTATCGGCGGGGGAAAATGCTCAAGCAACGCTTGCCTGCCAGGTGAGGACTTCTCCTGATGGTCTCACCTGGAGTGCATGGTACGATCAGGTAAACGGGGAACTGGCGGGAGTTCCGCCTGCTGACTACTCGCAGGTGCGGTTCATACTGCAAACCCTGGATGGGAGTAGCACGCCAGAACTGAAGTCTTGCGTGGTGTCCTACGAAGGCACACCGCACGCCGAGCAATTGCTGAGCGGCCTTTCCGCAAGCAGCCACTACTCCTTCGCGCAGCTTCAGGATTACCTGCTTGTCTTCAACGGCGTGGACTTGCCCAAGAAGTACGATGGCACCACGATAGCCGACATCACGGCAGGGCCGAGGGCGAAGTATTGCGCAGTCTACAAGGAGAGAGTATGGGCGGCGAAAGGGAGCACGCTTTACTACTCCGAGCCCTTTGACGTTGACACCTGGCCCGCCACGAACTTCATACAGATCAACCCTTCCGATGGTGACGAGATTATTGCCCTCATTCCAGCCCCCATGATGATGCTTATTGTAAAGCAACACAGCACCTATTACCTGACAGGGTACAATCCGCAAACGTTTGCGGTGTCTCCTGCGGGTGACGTAGGCACCATCAGCCCGCGCGGTGCGCTGTGGACGCCCTACGGCATCTTCATGCTGGACAGGGAGGGCGTGTGGCATACCGACCTGCGCAAGAGGGCGTTGCTCACACGCAAGATAGAGGCTGCATGGAAGACACTCAACCAACGTGCTCTCTCGAAGGGCGCGTTGTTTGTCATGAATGAGCGCATTCTGGTTGCAGTGCCTTCTGCCACTGCCAACGGCAACGATACGGTGCTGGTATATGACGTGCTACACCGGGCGTGGTCGAAGGTGGAGGGCTGGTGTCCCTCCTGCTTCCTCATGTTCTGGGAACGTGGTCGCTGGAAGTACCTCTTCGGTGACTCGCGCAAGGGGCAGGTGTACGAGATCGGCGGCGCGACGAATGATGCTGGCACTGCATTCGAGGCCCTGGTGGAGACGGCGCACCTGCCGCTCATGTCCGAGTCTTGGGAGAAGCGGTACAAGTGGTGCGACCTCATCTTCACCAAGGGAAGCACAGCGCAGAACGTGGCGGTGTCCTTCGTGGCCGATGGCGTGGTCGGTGCGGAGAAGACGCTGAACGTGGCTTCGGGAAGTGGCACCGTGGCGGGTCGCTTCTGGACACCGCCGTTTGCCCGCACGTTGGGTGTTAGGGTACGGTGGCCTGCGACCGACTCCGGCGGGCCGGAACTGCTGGCGGTGGAACTCACCTACTTCCCGAGGGCGGCGCGGCCCGTGCAGGTGGTGTAGCGTATGGCGTACGTCGAACTGCCGCTTCTCTGGGTCAAGTCCCCAGAGATGCAACAGATACTGCTCACGTTGCAGGACGCACTCAACAAGCTGTCGGAGGACAACTTTCCCAACCCGCTTTCGGCAGACAACATACTTGCGCCAGACAGCCTCACCGGCTCCTCGCTACTCAAAGACTATAGCACCCCGCTGAAGAAGCTGGCGTGGCGCGAGTGGCCGATAGAACTGGTGCTTGCCCCGCAACCTGCCTCTACCACGACTTCGCTCGACTGCGGTGGCTTCTGGGTGTTCGACCCCACCAAGTACCCAGGTGGCACGTGGTACTTCGAGGCGGCGATACGGATTTCCGATGCGGCCTACACCGCGACGGCGCAACTGAAGAGCGGCGCAAACGTTCTCGCTTCGGTGAGCACCACGAACACGAGCTACACCGTGGTGCGGTCGGGTGCGGTGACGATGCCAACGGCGCGGGCGGTGCTGACGGTTACGCTGACTTCCAACAACACGTCCGGCACAGCGTACCTCTGGACGGCCCGGATGATCTACGTTCCGTAAGGTGGTGGTAGCATGTCCGTTCCGCAGTTGAAGCTCCGCGAGGAGATAGAGAAGCGCGGCGGGAAGGTAACGTGGCAGGGGGCGGGAAAGCCCATCAAGGTGGAGTACGGGGGCAAGACTGTCGAGATTTCGCCTTCGGAATACGAAGTGCGCTGGGATCCGCAGGAGAAGACTTGGCGGGCATTCACCACTCCCGAGACGCTGGCGAAGGCAACTGGTACCGTGCCTGCGCGGGCCACCTTCGAGGCCAAGGGCTATGAAGTGGAGTGGAGGCCCGACACCAAACAGGTGGTGGTGCGCGACCCGTCCACGGGCCGGGAAGCGACTCTGACCCCGACTGCGCTTTGGGGCGATAGGGCGTGGGTGGAACCGGAGAAGATTCCGCAAGCAGAAGAACAGCTTAAACTTCCCGCCGAGAGGGTTGCGGAGGAACAGGCGGCTGAGTGGAAGGCTTTTTCCGATAAGGCGCAACAGACACTTAAGGAGTACTCCGACAAGAGGATGGCCTACATCGACAAAATAAGCGATGCCGCGCTTGTGGCTTACAAGGTGTATCAGGATCAATTTGCCCAAGCCCTTGATCTCCTGAAACAGCAGATGCAACAGAGCCGTGAAATGCCCCTATCCCTGAAAATCGCGATTGACGAGCTTAGGAAGCGGGTGGACGAGGAATCCAAACGAGTGCGTGATGAGATGATCAGGCGCGGTATTGCGCAGTCCGGTATTGCAATAGAAGAAGAGCGGAAACTGCGTGAGCGGGGGCTGACGGAGGAGCAAAAGCTGATCGCCAACTGGCTGGATCAGGAGTACGAGAAGGCTACCCGAGCCGTGTTCCAGCTTGCGAATCTCTACGCGCAGTCTGCTGGGCCTATGGCCGAGATGTACTACCGTGCGGCTACCGTTGGGCCGCAGGCGGCTATGGAACTGGAAAAGGAAATGATGGGCTACGGCATGCAACTGGCGCAGAAGGGATATGATGTGCTTTCCGAGTTGCGTAGATGGAAGACTGAGCAACGCCAGCAGGCTGAGCAGGACTGGGCGAGGCGGTTGCAGGAAGCGCAGAAATTTGCTTGGGAGCAATTGAAGTGGGGTACGGAGCAGGCGCAGAAGGAACGGGAATTTGCTTGGGAGCAATACAAGTTCCAGAAACAACAGGAATTGGAGCGTGAAAAGTTAGATTACCAGAAGCGTCGGGATGCGGCGCGTGCCGAAGCCAACCTCCGGAAACTCAGTCCGGCTGACGTGCGCAACAACGCCAAGGCGGATGCAACCGACACGATCATCAAGCGGCTGGATCGGGTATACCAAATGAAAGATCACCCTAACTTCGGCAAGACACTAACTGACGAGATACAGCAGATCGAGGCCGATATTCTCCGCACTGCGCCCGATCTCTACCGTGCTGGGTTGAGCGACAGCGACATAGCGAACCTGATCGACAAGGCGTGGCTGATAGGCACTGGCAAGACGCGGAAAGAGATAATGGGCAAGTCGTCTTACGACTATGTGATGATGTTGCCGGTGGGAGGAGGCCAGTAATAGATGCCCGTTCCGCTCGATATCACCAAGACGCCACTCCACCAGAGGCTAGAAGACCCTGAGTACTGGAAGAAGCGGCTGAGCCCTCCGACACCTGCTCCTATTGCTCCTGCTCCTACTACTCCTGCCGTTACTGCTCCTAAGCCAGAGTCCCCGAAGCTCCTACCTGCGCGTCCGCCCGAGGACATTGCGTACATCGCAGAGTTCGAGAAGCGGCACCCCGCTTTAGCTAAGGTGCTTCGGGGCTGGAAGACTCTCATGGAGCGTATCCCTGGAATGCCTGGGACGCCCTGGGGTCAGAAGGTGGGAGAGGTTGTTGGCCGCACCCTGATTGGCGCAGAGCCGCCGATAGAAAGCCCTAAGCTGAGCAAAGCAGGCGAGATAACTGCGGAACTTGTGGGCGGTGGCCTTGCGATGGCCGGAGCCGTGCGGGGTTTGGGTATCCCAGGTGCTGCTGGTGCGGTTGAGCAAGCTGAGAGGATAGTAGGCGAGAAGGTAGCAAGGGCGGTTCCACGGGTTGCAGAAGCTGTCAGCCGCCTTCCTGCATTGGCCCAGGCAACAGGACGCGCTGCTCTGGTGGAGGCTCCTGCGTGGTGGACATATGAGAGAGTGGCGTATCCTGAAGAGCATAAGCCTGAGTTAAAGCAACTGCCCGAGTACATGGCGCAGTTTGGTGCGTTTGTGGGCCTCACGGGGGCTGCGGCTGAAGCTCTGCCCCGTGTTGTTCGTTACCTGCGCAGGCCCAAGGCGGCTCCGAAGGCTGAGGTAAAGCCGCCCGAGGTCAAGGTGGAGGAGGTTAAGCCTCCTGCCGCCGAGGTGAAACCTCCCGAGGCCCCGACCGCGGAGGTAAAGCCTCCCGAGGCTCCTGCGCCGAAGCCGCCTGAAGCTCCTCCTGCCGAAGAACTGCCCGTCAAGGTGGGCCAGCGCATGACTGCCCGACGCAAGAGGACGGGCAAGGAGTACACGGGCGTTGTGGAGCGTGTCTATCGGGGGAAGCAGGGGCAGCTTCTTGCCGATGTGCGGCTTGACGATGGTACGGTGAGGACCATCCCAGCATCCCGCAAGTATACCGAGTGGCGGGCACCAGAGGCTGAGGCTTCTAAAGTGGAGGTGCCCGAAGCACCGAAGGTTGAAGCGGCAGAGATTCCACCTGTGCCTGAAGTTAAGCCTGAAGTTCCTCCTGCCCCCGCCAAGCCCTACGAGGGCCTTCGCCCTGGCACCGAGCAGTGGATGAAGGTGTGGCGGGAGCATCCTGAGTTGCAGAAGGAAATGGTGGAGTATGGGAAGCGCATTGAATCCCTCGCAGCACGGCCCAAAGGAGCTACCAGCAGAGTAAAGACTGAGCGCGGGACGGCAGTAGATACAGAGTGGGTTGTGGCAGACGCGAATGATCTGGTTTCTTCCCACGATACTGCGCTACGGCCCGATCCAAGGTTCCCAGCGGAACTGCAACCAAGGGAACGGACACGGGTAGCTTCTGAGGAACAGGTGAGCAGGATTGCGGCGGAACTGGAGCCTGAGTTCTTGGGCGAATCCCCGAAAGCCTCCGAAGGTGCGCCTATTGTGGGACCTGACGGGATAGTGGAGTCGGGCAACGCGCGGGTTATCGCGTTGAAGAGGCTTTACGAACGCAATCATCCAAACGCCGAGAAGTACAAGCAGTGGTTGAAGGAGAACGCAGAGAGATTCGGGCTCAAGCCAGAAGACATCGAGCGTGTTGAGCGGCCCGTGCTTGTGCGGGTGCGCAAGACGGAGGTAGACCGTCCGCGCTTCGTCATGGAGGCCAACGAGCCTGCTGTGGCTGCCATGAGCGCGACCGAGCAGGCTATGGCGGATGCCCGCAATATGCCCAGCGAACTGCTGGATATTTTCCATCCCGACGAGACTGGGAACATCCTGGTGCCCGAGAACCGCGACTTTGTGCGTGCCTTCATGGAGAGGGTAGTTCCCCCTGCCGAGCGCGGGCGTTACATGACCGCCGAGGGTACGCTGTCACAGGAAGGTGTAGCCCGCATCCGCAACGCGGTGCTTGCGAAGGCATATGGCGATCCTGCGGTGCTGGCTAAGCTCATAGAGGACCCCGAGAGCCCGATTCGCAACATTGCTACTGCCCTACTGAGAGTGGCCCCGAGGTTCGCCAAGCTCAAGGAGGGAATAGCGCGAGGATTCTACCAGAACCTTGATCTGACGCCCGAACTCAATGCGGCGGTACGGAAGATTGCCGCCCTGCGCGAGGTTGGGCAGAGTGTAGAGGCGTACCTGAAGCAGCTTGGATTCTTGGAAGATTTGTCGCCCCTTGCCCGTTCGGTGCTGGAGGAACTGCACGCGAATTCGCGTAGCAGCAAGCGGCTGGCTGAACTGCTGGGCCTGTATGCTGATGAAGTGATGAGACTGGGACCGCCTACACAGTTGTTCCCTGAACTTGTACCTACTAAGGAGGAACTGTGGCGGCGGGTGGTGGAAGCGACTAAGGCTCCAGTACAACAGGTAGTATTGTTTGGGGAACGACCTGTCGGTACATCTGCTACGCTGGAGGCGGTTTTACAGGAAAACCTTGCCCAAGTCCAGCGCAACGTAGCAGGCGAAGCCGAGCGTGCTTACGCCTTTGCCCCTGGAACCGCACCGCGTATCGAAATCCCGAAGGCTCCCACCGAGACTCTGGAGGAAGTCCTGACCGCCACGAAGACTGCCCGTAGCTGGATTGAGGCGGTGAAGAGAAAGTTTGCCCAATTCAAGGAAGACGTGGTTGAAGTATTCTCCTACCACCCCGAGCTTGAGAAGTATCCGTGGCTGAGGAATGAACTCCGCAAGTTCGAGGACATAGGTGCAGATGCCGATGAGTTTGCTACCCGTGCGCTTACAGGTGTGGCGGGTGATCTTCAGACGCCGCAGAGGTACGAGCTATTCCGCCGGTTGGTTGTGCTTAACGACTTGATTGAAACTGCCGAGCAGGGGCTTGCGGTGCCGAGGGAAGTGTCGCTGGAGGAACTGGGGGCGTACCGCGACCAGTTGCTGGCGCAGGCGGATGATTTGGTGAAGGCGGCTCTTGATCGGCACTACAAGCTCATGAGGGCGATAGGCGAAGACCTTGTGCGGAGGGGTAAACTGCCGCCCGAGGCCCTGCGCGACAAGTACTACCCGCACCGGGTGCTGGATTACATCGAGGAGATAGACAGGCGCGCGGGAATGCCCAGGAAGCTCCGTGCACCGTACCGCTTCTACACCAAGGAGCGTGTGGGTTCGGTGCGGGACATCGACACGGCCTACTTGGAGATCATGTACCAGCACCTGACCAAGATTTACGTGGACAATGCTGCGGACGACTTCATGATGAAGGTGGCAAGGAAGTACGATCTGCGGGAGGTACGGCCCGACAAGTTCAAGGAGATCACCAGCCGCACCAAACTGCGCCCTGGAATGATAGTGGATGTAGACGGCCAGCCCTATCGTGCTTGGCAGTACGAGAGGGGCAATCTGCTGTTCCCGACCCAGACGGTGGCCGAAAGCGTTGTGCGCAAGGCAATGAGGGAAGGCATAACGCCGCAGGAACTGCTCGGGCCTTACTTCGATGAGGAGGGCCGATTCCTCAAGACGCTGGAGCGTGCCCTGGAGGAGAGTACTGAGATACCGCCAGAGGTACGGGAGTTTATCGACCGTGCGGGCGAACCGTGGCGCACCGTGCTGGCACTCGGGCACTACAAGCGCATCTATCTCCTGCCTGAAGAGGTAGCGCGCACACTCGATAATCTTCGGTCGGGTAGGCAACTTGGCAAATTCCTCAATGGGCTTGTTACTGCCAACAGGCTATGGAAGCGCGTTACGCTGACTACGCTTGGCATCCCATATCACCTTGGTAACTTCATCGGGGACATGGTAAACGGAATTCTCCGTGAAGATCCAGTTGCAGCCAAGAATTTGCGGCGCGCTTATGCGGTAGCTCTCCGAGACATGCCCGAGGGCTATCAGCGTGTCCTAGAGCCAGTGCTTAAAGCCCTAAGGATGATCGAAGAAGTAGCACCTGCAGAAGCCGAAGAGATATTGAAGCTAGCCCGCCAGGAACGGGTAATGGAGGCTGGGTTTGTCGGACGCGGTGGTGTTAGTTCCATTTACACTGAACCGCTTCTGGCCCGACTCCAGCCCCAAAAGGCAATGGTGCAGGTCTACAATCCTCTGTCGATAGTGCAGTTCCTTGGCGAACTCCGTGAATCTGGTGGGCGTTTGGCAAAGTTCATTACCGACCTTGAGCGCATTCGCTCTGGTGGGCAAGTTGTAACAAAAACCGTAGACATTGCTGGGCTCGAACCGATAGAAGCTGCTGGCAGGGTGGCGCGGAAAGTCTTCGTAGACTACAGGGAGATTTCGACTGACATTCGGATACTTCGCGACCTGCTCTTCCCGTTCCTGACGTTCTACCTAGAGAACTTCCGCAACTGGTACCGCTACGTCCGCAGGTATCCGACCGACTTCCTGCTCAAGTTCGGCGTGCCTCTTGGGGCAATGTGGCTATGGAACAACACCGTCCAAAGGAAGCAGGAGGAGGGGTTGCCTGAATACTGGCACTACATCCCGCACATCTGCACAGGTTACACCACGGAGGACGGCAAGGACATCATCATCGGAATGCAGACACCTGTGGACATCGCCGCTCGGATGGTGGGCCTTGACCGCCTGATGGACAAGGTGGCGAAGGTAGCACGGGGTGAGATGACGCCTCAGCAAGCTGCCTTGGAGCAGTTGAAGGACATGGGCCTTGCCCCTGGGCGGGCGGCTCTCTACTTGCTTACGCCGTTTATTAGGGTGTTTGGAGAACTGGCGGCAAATAAGGACATTTACGGCAGGACAATAGTGCCCGAAAGGTTAAAGGGAACACGCCAAGGTCTTGGGCTACAGATACACCACCTGCTAGAGTCGATATTTGAGCCTTATGCCCAGTACGTTACTGTGCTTGAGCAGGCCGAACCTGGCGAGGCCCTGTGGCGCACCTTGCGGCGTGGGCCGCTTGACATAGAACGTGCCTTGGGCATTCGCAGGATAGACGTTGCCGCCCAGCAACGCCGGATGATGTACGAGACGGCAGAAGAGGCCGATGTGCGCAACAAGCAGATGCGGGTTGATCTGGAGGAAGCCTTCATCGAAGCATGGGACAAGAACGACCGCAACATCTTCCTGCGGGTGCTAGCGAGGTATCCGAATGCCACTCCCGAGATGCTGAAGAACATCACGACTTCCCCGAGGGTGTGGGCGGAAATCAGCCGCAGGAAGATGGCAAAGGCCAAGACGCCCGAGGAGCAACAGGAGTGGAAGAAGCGGTACGACTACTACCGCATGATAGAGGCAGGACAGCGGCTCAAGCAAGTTCCGAAGGGGGAGAGGCCGGAGGTTCTGGAGAGGATTCTGAAGAGGCTAAGGGGGCAACAATAGCCGTTGGTTAGGCTCGAGTGCTTCTCTGGCTGGAACGCTTAACCCAGAAAGCGTAGGCTATAAGGAGGGCCGCCAGGGTGCAGAAGATCATAGCGATGGTGTCCACGATCCTGTTAACCCAAGCGGGTTGCGTTGCCAACCAGTTATTGAACCACCTGCTTAGAAGCGGGTAGAAGATTCTCCACATTCCCTTCACCCCCAGTCAGCATATTCTGCTGGCTGTTTTGATTTTCCTGCCGAAAGGGGGTTCGCCTATGAACATCCTCATCATCTCCGCGCTGGCCGATTCCTCTGGCCTGGGAGTGCGGCTGAAGGCCGAGGGGCACAACGTCCTGTACTACATCCACATGGACGCCGAGAAGGAGACTTGCGATGGCATTCTCGACAAGGTGGACGACTGGCGGCCATACGTTGAGGAAAGCGATCTCATTATTATCGATGATGTCGACCAGAAGGAACCCGGCGAGTCTGCCTACCAGGGCGGCAAGTGGTACGAGGAGCTACGCGAGAAGTACCCCGACAAGGCGATCATCGGCGGCTCCTCCTGGGCGTCGAAGCTGGAGAACGACAGGATGTTCGGGCAGGAGGTACTGCAAGCCTGCGGCGTGCCTACGGTGCCGATGCACCGCTTCACCGACTTTGAGGATGCGATAGCCTTCGTCTCTAAGCAAGGTGGAGGATGGGCACTAAAGACGGAAGGGCAGATGGATAGAACGCTCGCCCATGTGTCTTGGGAACCGGAGGATATGATCGAGTATTTGGAGTGGTTGGACGCCAACTGGGAGATGTTGCAACCGGGCAAGCAGCCCGCATTTGTGCTTCAGAGAGCAGTAAAGGGCATCGAATTCGCTGTCACGGCGTTCTTTGACGGGGAGAAATTCCGCGAAGACTGCGTTTACCTTAACCAAGAGATTAAGCGGCTGATGCCTGGGGACGTTGGCCCCAGCACGGGTCAAATGTCTGAAATTGGGATTGTTGTTCCACGGGCTCGGTTATTCCAGACGGTCTTAAAGCCCCTGGAGCCAGTTCTGCGAGAGAAGGGGGTAACGCACTTCATAGACCTGAACTGCATCATCGCAAGTCCAGATACGGTGATTCCTCTGGAGTTTACTGGCCCGCGCTTCGGGTATCCCACCATCTATTCCCTTATCGAGCTTGCGGATGAACCCATTGGGCAAATGCTGTTCAAGTTAGCAACTCGTTCTCCCGAACCTGTGCGGCTGTATCCTGGGTTTGTCGCAACGCTTGTGATCGGGACGAACCGCTTCCCGTTCACGCACCCGCTCAATCGGTTCTGTTACGTTAGGGGCATCGAAGACGTGGGGTTGCGCCACGTGCACCTGGCTGCAGTCAAGTGGGCCAACGGACTGCTAGTGGGGGCCGATGATTCTGGTTATCTCCTAGTCATTACCGGGCGTGGTCGGACGATTGAGGAGGCGACCCGCAAGGTGTACAGCATCGTGGACAAGATCGATGTTGTGCCGTTCAAGATTTACAGGAACGACATCGGGCCGAAGACGGCCCGAGAGTTTGAGATTCTGCAAAGCTGGGGGTGGTTGGCTTGATTGGGGTGGGCGTCCTTTATGCGTACGATCTTTATGGATGTCGCTTCTGTCCCACCGATGTTGGCAAACTCACCCGCGCCGTGATTGAGACGGCCCGTGATGCAGGCATGCAGGTCGTGGAGGACGCGGGTGGCTTCTTTTCACAGGAGAAGTGGGGCGACCAGTATGGTAGTAGCGTTATCACCTTGGTGGTGCCACTGAAAGAGTCGCACCTAGCTATTCACACCTGGCCCGCGCACCGCTTCGTCTCGGTCGATTTCTACACCTGCGGTGATCCCTACAAGGCTTACGATGCGATGGAAGCGTTGGCACAATCCTTTGGCCCCGAGCGGATCGAGCGCAACACGGTCTGGCGGGGGCTGATGCTGGGAGGGGATGGGCGTGCGTGAGAGACTTGCGGCTTTCGAGATGATGCGGCGGCTGTCGGAAGTCCCTCCCCAAGCGGAGGGGCTTTCGTTTGGTGCGTTGCCCTCGCCCTGGGACCCGCGTGATTACCGCTACCAGCGGCTGGTTCCGATGGCGGTGGAGTTGCCTGCGGAGTGGAGCTTCAGGCCGAATCTTCCGCCGCCGTGGAATCAGGGCATGCTGGGCACCTGTGTTGGAGCCGCTGCCTGCTGGGGTTGCCAGGCGTTCGATGAAATCCAGCAGGGCGATTTCCCTGCGCAGGGCCTGTCGGTGGCGTTCCTCTACACCGAGTGCAAGCGGCGCGACGGCATTCCCGATGTGCCTGGCACGTGGCCTCGCGTGGCGATGCAGGTACTCCAGCAGGCGGGTGTGTGTCCTGAGCAGGACATGCCCTATTCGGTGCTCACGCGGGACACCATGCCGCTACCCTTGCCCAGCCAGACGGCCTATCAGAATGCGCTCAAGTACCGCATCAAGACGTATGCAGCCCTGTGCACGTTCGATGATGCCAGCCGCAACGCAGAGGCCCTGCTAGCGGCAATCAAGACGGCCATCATGCGCGAGGGGCCAGTGCTGGGTGCCGTTGTGGTGCACCGCTCGTTCCTGTACCCGAAGGCTCCTGATTATGTCCTGCCAGTACCCGATGATGATGCCCCTCTTGGGGGCCATGCGGTATGCCTCACGGGGTGGTCTGATGCGAAGCAGGCATTCGAGATGCGCAACTCCTGGGGTACGGCCTGGGGAGATGGCGGGTATGCGTGGCTCCCCTATGCGTGGCTGACGGCGCGGCGGAACTATGGTTGGTGCTTCATGGAGGCGTGGACGACGGTGGACAATGTGGTGCTACGCACCGCCAAGGAGATCGTGCTGGTGCCTGGGAGCAGCGTCGCGGTGGTCGATGGCGAGGAAATCTGGCTCGACCAACCCGCCATCGTCACAGCGCGCAGTCGCACTCTGATGCCCGTGCGCTTCATGGCATGCAACATGGGTTACCTGGTGGACTACGCAGATGGGCGCGTGATTCTGCGGCGGCCACAGGGGGTATGAGGGATGGAGGAGTTTGTGGCGTTGCTGGAGGCGCAGGCGGGCATACCGCCCGAGAAGTTCTTCCAGAAGATGTACCCCTACGCGCTGGACGTGGCGGCGGAACTGGAGATTCCGCCATCCGTGTCTCTGGCGCACTGGGCGGTCGAGTCGGGGTTCGAGTCTCCCAAGTGGGTGGATTACAACAACTACGGCGGCATCACGGATGGTGGGCCTCCGCACTTCCGCAGGTACGACACGATAGACGACTTCATACGCGACTATATCCGGGTGTTGCGCCTGCCGTACTACCGCGAGGTGCTGGAATTGGCAAAGCAACACGCACCTGCGGAGGAGATTGCACGTGCGCTGGGCCGTAGTCCGTGGGACGCTGGGCACTACGGCGGTGATGGCAAGAACCTCATTGCGGTGATGCGGCGGTACAACCTGTCGCTGTTTGACCCAGCATGGTGGGCGTACAGGGCGTGGCAGTGGGGTGTGCGTCGGGGCGTGACTGACGGCACCGCGCCGAGCACCGTCGCCACCCGTGAGATGGTGGTGGCGATGCTCTACCGCGCCCTGGTGGGGGAGGGGAGGGAGTAGGCATGAGCGGGGTGAAAAAGGGGGCGAGTGCTATGCTGGAAGTCCTGGCGACGAAGGTGGATGGAATGGAATCCGTCCTCTCGGAGGTGCGCCAGGACGTAAAGGACATCAGGGATCGGGTAACGCGGCTGGAAACGGAGATGGCGGCCCTGCGTTCTAAGCCGTCCAACAACAACGGCTGGCAGAAGTACGTCTGGAACGTCATCTCCATGCTGGTGGGGGCGGTGCTTACTCTGGCGGGGGTGAAGATCACGCATTAGCCCATCGCACAGTGAGAATCGCACACTGCTCCCCAAGAATCGCACGCGTGCGATTTGCGTGCGTTTTGCATTTGTAAAGGAGGGATACCGTGACTCAGATCACCTTTGTCTTGACGCCCGCGATGGTGGACGCCATGCTGGGCGTCCTTATTGTAACGGCGGGGGATATACTCTTCGGCGTGATACTTGCCCTCAGCAGGGGCGAGTTTGACTTCGGCAAGTTGCCTTCGTTCCTACGCGCAACGGTGCTTCCCTATATCGGTGGGCTCCTCATCCTGGGTGCGCTTGCCACGGCGAACAACATCAAGATAGGCGATGTGGATGTGTCAGGCACGCTGATGGCGGCGTATTTCGCCTCTGCGGCTTTCGTTGCTGGCAAGCTCCTGAAGGACATCGGGTTGAAGGTAGCCCAGCTTATCGGGCGTGATAGCAACGCATGAGGATATCCCGTTGGGATGCCGAGTTCCAGCGGCGCGTGCTAGAATTACACCAGCAGGGCCTGTCTCGCCGGGAAATCGCTCGGCGGCTGGGATGCAGTCACGTCACGGTATCGGAGGCCCTGCGTTTGATCGGCCAACCTGCTGATAACCCCCCTCCATCCCCATCCTCCCAGGAGGAGCCGCCGCGCCAAAAGGCATGGGAAGAAGTCCTGGCCGAGTCGGTGCGGCGGCTCCCCGCCCCCATACCGCCACCGAAGATCACGCGCTGGCAATATGACGAAGAGGAAGCGGTCCTCCTCCTCTCGGATGTGCATGTGGGCCAGCTTACCACGCTTGAAGCGACCAACGGCGTCTACCAGCACAACCTGGAAGTCTTCCGCAAGCAGGTGGGCAAACTGTGGAAGGCAATACAGTCCATCGTCAACATCGAGCGGCCATCGGTGGGGTGGAGGCGGCTTCACGTCTTCATGCTGGGCGACATGGTGGAAGGGGACAATCTCCGCGAGGGGATGCGGATTGAGGCGGTTGCCACGCAGCAGGTGATGGAACTGCTGGCCGAGCTACGCAATCTCTTCGTGGGCCTGCTGGGGCTGTTCGAGGAGATTCGCGTGGTGGGTGTCCCTGGCAATCACGGGCGCATCACACGCAGGCCAGGGATAGGTGGGTCGGGAGTGCTATCACCTGTTCAAAATCTGGACTGGCTTGCGTATCGCTTTCTCCAAGCGTCCCTGAGTGACCAGGAGCGCATCACCTGGGAGTTTCCGCAAGCCATGTTTGCTCAGGTAGAGGTGATGGGACACCGCTTCGTGCTGGAGCATGGTGGGTCGCTGAGAGGGGGAGCATTCGGCGCGTTTGGATCGATCCCGTACTACGCATGTGACCGAGCAATGGCGTCTCTAATCGGAGTACTGGAGGAGAGGCCAGATTACTATTGCGTGGGTCATGTGCATCGTTCAGCCATACTGAGCGCCCCTGGCAAGGGCATGATTTTGATAAACGGCGCGTGGCCTGCCACGTCCGAATGGGCACTAACAGAACGCAAGCTCTACACCCGACCCTGTCAATGGATGCTTTCGGTGCATCCGAAGCAGGGGGCGTGCATGTTCAGGAGGCTCTACCTTGACTGAGCAGGAGCTAGAGGAACTGTTCGCTTGGGGCGAAGAAGTGGCACGGCGTGCGGGCTTGACGCCCGAGAAGTCGCGCGTGATTCTCCAAGCAGTACGGCGGGAAAAGACAAACCTTCCAGGGAGGGATTGGGTGGAGCCTAAGACGCTCGAAGAGGCGGTCGAAATCCTTGTGCGCGAGCAGTTGCGCATCCTTTACGAGCGGCACAAACGCTATGGCCCGCAGAACATCCTCCGTGGCGGCAAGCTGGGCGTGCTCATGCGCATGCGCGACAAGCTGGAGCGGGCGTGGACACTGACGGGGCTCAATCAGCTTGGCGAGTGCCGGGATGCGTGGGAGTTTGCGCAAAAGGTGGCGGCGGGGGAAATAATCCCACCCCCCGATGACTGCGGCGAGAGCGTAGGAGATTCGGTGCTTGATCTGGCAAACTACGCGCTCATCTACCGCCTGCTTGAGCGCGGCTGGTTCTCTCTTCCGCTTCAGCGGCCTCCGGCCCCCAGCGGGTGAGGGGGTTGCGGAGGTACAGGCGCAGGAGTCGGTAGAGGCTCAACGCCTGCGCCTCAGATATGTACAGCGAAAACGACACATCGCCGTTCGGGGTGCACAGTATGTACCTGCCCTCGGAAAGCGGTGCAAAGCGGATTTCGCCTCTAGTGGCATCGTATCGGAGTTCGACCTGGACCTGCATCAGCACCGCCTCCGCTATGTTTATCGTGGATTCAGGCTGGTTTCGCGCCTTAGTTGACGTAATGTATACTTTTGGACGCGAACGCCTGCCCGAATCCCTCATGAAGCGACCAGCAGGGTGGCCGCTTCTTCATCGGGAACGTCAAAATTTGCCACGGCCTGGAGGATGCGCAGGGCCAGCTGACGCCGCTCGTGGGGAATGCGCTTCCACAGGGCGTCTAGCAGGGCGCGCTCCTCTTCGGTGACGTGGTTTTCGTCCTCGAAGAACACAGAGATCGGTACTCGGAGGACGTCAGCGATTAGGCGAAGATCCGTCAATGACGGTTCCCGCCTATCTGTTTCCCAGTGGCCTATCATGGCGTGGCTTCTGCCGATGGCCTCGGCTAGTTGGGCTTGGCTATAGCCCGCTTGTTCCCGGATCGTCCGCAGTCTGTTGCCGCTGAATCTCGGCATCATTAGCACCCCCTTTCTTCAGTATTCCCCGCAACACCCATTATATGCATCGCTTACTGTGTGTCAACGTCCAAAACATGGCAGGGTTGTTCACTCCGGAGGGGTATTGACAACCTGTAGAGGCTTCGCTAAAATGGAGGCGGTGATCAACAGATGCTCCGGGAACTCATGAAGCAAAAGGGAATAAGCCAGAGGGAACTAGCGGAGAAGGCAGGATGCCACTACTCCTACATATCGCTGATTGCCAACGGGTTGCGGTTCCCGCGCCCAGACATCCTTGACCGCATAGCGGGAGCTTTGGGCATCACTCCGGAGGAGTGCTACCGCCTCCTGCGCGACCAGCAGCGCGGGCAGGCATCGGCGTAGGCGCAAACGTTTGCGGGGAGGGATGGGGGATGCGGATGGTGGTGGACAGGTTCGTCGGGACGGCAGGCGATCTGTCGTGGCGGGCGCGGGTGGCGCAGGACAAGCTGCGTAGCAAGTCCCTGCGTTACCTTGATCTGCCGCAGGTGGCGAAGCGGTGGGAGG